ATCAGTGATGATAAGCCACGCATGAGGATCAACCGTTTTAATAGCCATTAGTTAGACACCGCCTCATCTGTGTAATCTTCAACTGGTTCATCTGGATCATACCCCAATGGTTCAATCGTGGGGTCACCAGTTTCAGAACCATTCGGATCAATGACATCAAGATACATCTGGACATTGTAGCCAAATTCGTTCTTGCCGGCATCAGTTGCTTGACCAGTTTCGTCCATAATTCGGATATCAATCCTAGGCAAACGTTGATCGGGTAAATCGTATCCAACTAGCTCACCTAAAATTAAAGGCTGCTGAGTCAATAACAAGTTACCTAAGTTGTCCCAAATTGTAGCAGTGTAATAATCAGCAACGCTATTATAGTCAACTCTAAACGTGTAAGTGTCGCCGGCTAAATTAATATCAAAGATATCTGGCAAATCATTTACATCTGCTGGAATATACCGTCTCATTTACTTCACTCGCATTTTCTTTTTGATCTTTTTCTGTTTTTCGCTGACGTACAAAGTACGTCCAGCATAAATTTTATTTGGATTTTTGATTTTATTAACTCTCTGTAGCCACGCAACGGACTTGCCGTACTTGCGTGATAATCCCAGGAGTGTATCTCCTGGCTTGATAGTGATTGCAGTGTAATTCTTATTACGATTACCTTGAGTGGTTTTTGACGCCTTAGAGCGCTTTTTATTAGCACTTTTACCCGTGGAGGTTTCGATATACACTGCACGCACATACTGAAAGTTGATCGTTACTTTGAGATTATCGCGCCAGCCTTGACTCCAATCGCGATCTAACTCGCTAATAATTAAATGCTGACTGGTAAAATCTCCTTGATAAGTAAGTTCTGTACCATGATCACGCCAGTACGCAAGCTGACGATACTTGCGTTTGGCATCAGCACGATCAGTACCAGTAATAATGCCGGCCACTGATTTACTGATAGTAGAGACACGTGCATAGCTAGAACGTGGAGCACCAACATCTACCGGGTGACTGGTAATATTGACAGATGAGCTTTCTGATTCTGTATCAGTTGGAGCAATAAAAATCACGGTTTGACTGTGACCATCTGTCCGATAAATAGCGCAATTACCTTCAACGTTGAACTTATGCTTATGTTTAGCTATTTTGTTTTTAACAGCTGCATGATTATCTCTAATTCTTTTAAGAGGAGCTAATTTATTCTTTGCCTTATCAAAAGACAACTTATCTCGTTTGTATTTTTTATCAGCTACAGTTTTAGCTTTTAACCACTTATCTCGCATTTTTAAAGCCTTTTTCTTTTGTGTAGGTTTTAAAAAGGATTGTTGCTCGTAGTGGATTGCTTTGGACATAGCATGATGAGATTGAGCTAAATCATCATCAGTGATCTTTTTCCACCGATCATAAGTTTTCTTAGCTTTGGTATAAGCAGCTGGCTTCTTTTTCTTTAGTGGTTTTTTCAAGTGATTCACCTTCCTAGTATATTGATGGATCTCCACCAAATTCGTCACCAAACAAGTTAAGAATTTGTTCTGCAACAATTTGCTTAACTTCATTTGCAAAATCAATTGCATCTCTTCTAGACGTACCAATAGGGCCATTAAGATTGATGTTTATAGTAATCGGTTGCTTGCCAGTTGATTTAGGAGGGGCACTCTTAGGCAATTTGATAAGATTACTCAAATTACTCATCTTGCGTTTAGTCTCTTCATGACTATCAACCTTAACAGGACCATCTGCTGTAATAAGTTCTGGCCCTTGTTCCCCTGCAATAAATGGAGTATGAATTGCAGGCTTGCCACCTTTAGCATAGCCGTGCCCATTACCAAGAAAACTTAAAGAATTGCCATATCTATGCTTAGCATAATTTAAACCGGCGTAAATATTTGATGGACCGTTAAAAATACCGCCATTGTCGCCTTTGCGCTTATAGGTTTCAAAAGTGGAACGTTTAGTTTGCATTAGACCTAGAGCTGGGCCTGAGCCGTCTCCATCTGGGTCTGCACCAGGTTGACGTGCATGAGGATTACCACTTGATTCAGTGTTGATTTGACGTAAAACACGATCAACCATGGCCTTGGAAGTTGATAAATGCAACATTCCAAGAATACGTTTAACCGTACCTGCCCAACGTTGAACACCTTCACCACCGATGTTTCCACCGAGGGATCCCTCATCACCTAACTTGTCTTTGATCCATTTAAGGGCACTAGGACCTAATTCGCGTTTAGCTAATGCTTGTAGTTGCTTATTAGCTGTGGCTGTTTTCTTACTGGATTTTGCATCGTGTAAGCCTTTGACACGATAAAATCCATAACCCATTCCCATATCATCAGCAATACGAGTTACACGAGCATGTGGTGGAGTTTCATTAAACATCGTACCGGTCTTAGGATTTTTGATGATCCCAACGTGACCGGCTGCACCTGTTCCGTGGCCAAAAATTACTAAGTCACCTGGAATAGTGCGATTTAAGCTTTTACCTAAATATTCAAGAGACGAACTATGTTGCATATCAACAGTAGAGCGCCCTGCATTCAAGCCAAAGTGTGCTAATGCCTGGGAAACCATACCCGAACAGTCACTTGCAGTCTTAGACGCAGCCCCCATTACATAGCGAACACCAGAAAAAGTTTCTTCTGCATATTTCAGGAATTTTTCACGAGTGCCGCCATGTCCTGATCCTCCACCAATTGCATTATTAATAACCGTCCACATGGCGTTTGACCATGGATTACCAAAATGAGTTGAGGAATTTTGGGCCAAATTGATTGAGCCCTTTTTAAGATCAGTACCACTTGCATGGAGATTATTAGAGTACATTTGAGCAAAAGCCTTAGATTGATCTGCTCCTGCCTTCTCAGCTATTTTTCTTAGCTGACTATGACTTACACCAGAACCCTTTGCAAAGTGCCTTAAACCGGCTGATTTTGAAACTTGTTGGGTTTGGGTGCCATTGAGAACACCCCACCCCTTTGGAATCATCATCGTGACATCATTACCACGAGGGTAATAAATTTCATTTGTGTCACTTACTAACGCTTCTTGACGTGGTCCGGATTTGGCATCATTAACCATAGCCAACGTATTTTGCGTTAAGCGACCATTAGAGTCAGTACCAGTTGCAAACTTAACAGGCTTAATAACCGAAGTATTACCGCCAAATTGACCTAAAACCTTATCAATTCCAGTAATACCTTTATTAACTTGGTCAATTGTGTCGCCCATTGCATCATGAGCGTAGCCTTTCATGTGCCCTAGTTCTTTGCCAAAGCCTTTTGAAGTAGTAGATGCTAAGTCAATTACTCCATCGTGCAAGTTGTCCATTTGCTTATGAACACCCTTACGCATATTGGTGTAATCAGAAATGGCGTCCTTTCTGGTTTTATCCGTCTGTTTATTAGTTTGACGGGTAATCTTAGACCAAGTACTTTGATTAGTTTTGGCTAACCGTTTGACCGATTTACCAGCATTAGTTTCAATGTTATTCCAACTTCGGCGGTTAGTTTTGGTGAGCTTACCTAGTGATTTAGTGGTAGTCTTAGAAATTTTGTCCCAGTTGTTACGATTGGTCTTTGTAACTTTGGTTAGGGACTTAGTAGCATTTTGAGAGATTTTCTTGTAGTCACTTGCAACACTCTTAGTATTTTTACCTAATCGAGTGGTACCTGAGGCATAGCCATTTAAGACTTTTCCTTGGCCAAGACCACCGGACATAACTTTGGCAGTATCATGGGCATTAAGGATATGCTCACCAGAATGCACTTTTGTGATAGCAGGACCATTAGCACCAAGTAAGCGAGCCTTAGCACCGTTTTTATAAGCAAGTTCAGGGCCTGCTTCACCTACTAATGCGGTATGACTTGAAGTGATATGTCCACCAGCAGCATGAGAGGATATTTTTTCATACTTGAATGTGTGCTTAGAGCCACCTGTGGCAAAAGCTAAGTCGTTGCCAAATGCCTTAACATTGTTAGTGACACCTTTGCGAATATCCCCAGCTTTACCCCAGAAGCCATTCCAGCCTTTTTGGATAGCTTGTCCAGTTTTAGAAGCCCATGAAGCAATACCCTTATAAGCTTTTTCAAGTTGACCAGGAATCGAAGAAATGAAGGAAGTTAAGCCTTTCTTTCCCGCATCCCACGCACCTTGAATGCTCTTGCCGGTTTTAGAAGCCCAACTATCTACACCTTTTTTAGTCTTATTAATTTGACCAGGGATTTTTTGTGCAAAATTGGTAGCTCCCTTAACACCTTTATTCCAAGTTTTTTGAATGCTTCTACCAGTTTTAGAGCCCCAACTATCTACACCTTTCTTAGCTTTAGAGAGATGACCGGGAATACTTTTAACAAAACTAGTAGTTGCTTTCTTCCCTTTGTTCCAGGCTCCTTGAATGCTCTTACCAGTTTTAGAAGCCCAAGTGTCTACGCCTTTCTTGGCTTTAGATAGTCGCCCTGGAACACTTTTGACAAAATTAGCAGTTGCCTTCTTACCTTTATTCCAGCCACTTTGAATATTTTTACCGGTATTGGAAGCCCATTTTTTAACATCTCTTTCGGTCTTTTTGGTATTCTTCGGCAAATTCTTGAAAAAGTTATGACTAGCAGTAATTCCTTTGTTCCAGCCTTTGTGGATATTATTACCGGTTTGACTAGCCCAACGACCAATGCTTTTGCCAGTTTTACCCAAATTAGAAGGAATATCGTGAATCCACTTGCCTACGCCTTTAACGCCTTTGTTCCAGGATTTGCCAACATTGGAACCCCAGTTTTGAACGCCTTTAACACCTTTGTTCCAAGATTTACCAACATTGGTAGCCCAGTGGTCAATTCCAGCACCGGTTTGCTTAGTCCATTTAGACCAACCAGACGCTTGTTGTTTACGCCAGTTACCCATGCCACCCCAAAAACTATTCCAGCCTTTTCCAATTTTGCCAAACATGTCTTTTGTAGACCAACCAAGATTTTCAAGGGACCAAAAGTTTTTAGGTGGCTTATTACTTTGCCAACCTTTAGTAAATTTGTTAACGGCTTGGCCACCCCAGCCACCAACCACTTTACCGATTTGAGAACCGATTGCAGCACCAGCAGGACCACCGAAGAATAATCCAATGCCTCCACCGATACCAGCTCCGATACCTTTACCGATATCGGTTGAACGCTTATCAGCATTGTGACGATCTTTGAAAGCATTAAAGATTTGTGATCCAGCATCTAGTGCCACTCCAGCGCCAGCCAAACCAGTTGTAAATTTTCCAGCAGTGGTTAAGCCTTTGAATCCACCAGCAGATTTAATTGACTGAAGGGAACCAGTTAAAATGCCAGCTCCTCCACGAGTGGCAGTTTTTGGTAAAGCGCCTCCAACATTTTCAACACCTTGGACAGCTTCCTTAGCCATGCCACCTTTGCCGAACAAACCACCAACAAACTTAACAGCATTAATAGCTTCAAGACCTTTTTTAACATCTCCAAGAAAGGCAATAAATTTAGCAGCCTTCACTACAGAGTATCCAGCTAGGATACCCCCACCAATCCACTCAATCTCTTTCTTGTGTGTGGCAGACCATTCGATAAATTTAACAAAAGCATTTGCTACTTTTGCAACAGCTCCACCAACATCCCTTTGAAATTTTTTACCGTCTTTTGACAATAAAAACTTGGCAAGTTCGTTACTTGCTTTACTAATTGCTGGCAAAACTGCATTACCTAAAGTCATCTTAAAGGCATTCATCGCTTGTTTTGCACTTGCAGCACTACCCTGAGCAGTACCCATGTTTTTAGCAGCTAACTTAGCAACATAAGTTCCTGTCTTTCCAGCTTTTTCAGTTCGTTTAGTAAGTTCTTCAACTTCTTTTGAACTCTTTGCAAGGATTTCAGCACCATTCATACCAGTGGTGCCAAAAATCGACTTGAAGAAGCCATTTTGTTGGGAGCCGCCTTTACTATGCTCTTGGATATGCTTGTAAAGAATACCCATATCTTCGGACAAACTCTTTAAGTTTCCGTGAGCATCTAGCATTTCAGATTTAGTAATGCCTAATTTGGTAAATACAGAGTTTTTGCTACCAATCTTGTTGATTTGGTTAGTCAAACCGTTGATAGTACTACGTAAAGCGGTACCAGCTTTGTCGGATTCCAAACCATTATTGGAGAGGACGCCTAACGCAGATGCAGTTTCCGCCAAACTAATGTTGTTAGCTTTTGCAGCAGTACCAACGTATGACATCGCAATACCTAAGTCGTTAAATCCAGTTGACGTAGCATCAGCAGAGTAAGCCAATTCATTAACGACCAGTTTAGTGTTTTTAAGCATCTTACTGGTGTTATCTGCTCTCATTCCAAATGCATCAAGTACCTGGGAAGATACAGTGGTAACATCGCTGAACTTGTCACCAGATGCCACTGAGGCTTGCAACTCGGTTTGGAGGGCTCCTACGGCCTGTTTGGTTGTGTAACCTCTTTTTACTAAATCCTCATAGCCTTCTG